CCGGTAAAAACATTATTAAAATATTCAATGCCTTTTGTTTGATCATACTGTAATTCATTTAATTGCTGCTTCATTACCTGTTCGCAAGTCTGAGCCAGGGCAGATAAATTATTTAGGTATACAAATAATCCGTTTTTGGTGACCCTGTCACCGTTTCCATCTACTAGTATTGTTTTCATTAGTTGTTAGCTCCTGAATTACCAGAAAGTAAAGGTCTTGATTCTGCATCTTTATATGTTCCCTTGTCGTGATCGTGCCCAGCCAATTCCTTACTGTCAATAACTGCGCTTGGTGCTGTTATTGAAATTGGGCTTTCTGCAGCACCATTTGCACCGATGGTAAAACCGTTAATATCAGCACCACCACTAGCCGCAACTTTGAAATTAGTCGTGGCTACTTCAACGTCACCATTAGAATTTAATATTGTATTACCTGTGACTTCAGCTGTCATATTACCACCACAAGAAATATCTATATTCCCCGTAGTTTCAAGAATAGCCTTAGGTGATTTAATTTTAATTCTTTCATTACTAAGGGATATTTTAACCGTATTATCACGGTTTTGTATTGTCATACAATCAGAATCTTCATCATCAATTGTAAAATTTGTCATTATGTCGGGAATAAAGCGAGCATCCGAAAAATTATGCATTCTTTTTGTATTTGGCTTTGATTGATCATAAGACTGTTTAAATAAACTAATATCTCTATCACTTGACTCTATCCAACCAAGATCTCCAATTGAAATATTAAACGAAATCAAGAAGTTACCAGCTCCAGAGGTAACAACAGGGATGCCCTTTATTTCCCCTCTTATTATTGTCCCACCATCAGAATCAACCACTAATATTTGAGGTTGAACATTAACAAATTTTCTATCCGAAGAAACTTTAGTAACCTTTACCGGTAAACTATTTTGCATTTTTTTATTGATATGATTAAACATAACGTTAAAAGCGCCCGTTAATAAATCATCATCATTATTATTTCTTGAATCTTTCATTATATTCTGTTCGCCTCTGCGCTTAGATAAAATGGTCCTTCACGACTTGTAATGTCAAATTCTAATTTATATATGTTGTAATCACCATCAAGTACAGGATTAATTTCACTGGTTAAACTTAATTGTGAACCTATTTGAGAAACAGAATCAAATAGCATTGAAACTTTTACTCCGTTTTCAGTTCCTTTGGGTACTCCAATCATTCCCGTTGATTTATTTAAAACTCTAACCGTTGCTCCTGTTTTTGGTTTTCCTGCAGGCTTAACGTATAAAATAGAGTTATCAACATAAACATCTGAATCTGATAATTCAGCAAGTTTAATGATTTGCGCGTTAGCTGAACCTGTAAAAGAATAATTAGCTATATTTCGATCAGTAACTTCAAATGACAATCCTAAACCATTATCTGTAGCCACACCACTGGCAATACTTGAAAGTGTTGAAAGCTCTTGTCCACTTCTAGAAACTAATTTTCCTTTGTTAAAGTTACCTGTAATGCATTTTAATTCCAAGCCAAGATCAGGCTTTTCAGTTGGGTAAACTCTGAAAATATCACCAACATATAAAACGCTTGTACCTGTAGAGACTCGACCAACCTCTAAAATAACACTTTTTCTTTCGTTACTTGTATTAAAAGGATTAGCAACCCTCATTAAATATTCGCGTGTTTCACTATTTAAATTAAGAATTGTTATTGTGCATTGTCCTGAATTTGGAGATGTAAATTTTACGCCTTTGGCTTTTATTGAAAGACCTTCATAAAATTTAATGTCGCTACCAACTTGAATACCAAGCTTGACAATGCGAGGATCAATCATCTTACCGCCTCAAGTTCTTCTTGAGACACATATATTAAAAACTGTGTTGATTCAAATTTTGTATAATCAGGAAGTTCACTACCAGGAACATCTAAAATAAAATTTCCTGATTCCATGTATTTATAAGGAAGCAACGGCGCACCATTAACAATGCGATTTCCATTTTCAATAACAATTACACCATCACGCGAGATCCCGTAAGTCATAAATCCCGAAGCTGACTTTATTTGTATTTTATATCGTGAATCATCAAGGGTAATAATGACTTCTTGATTTGGTATTTTCTGTAAAGTTATTAGTTTCATTATCCAAAAAACCCCACTATTTTTTGTAAGCTTGTTTGTGTGTCAGTCTTTGGTAATTGTTCGCCACGGTTTTCAGTGTCAACATCTGAGTTATCTGAAACATCAGGAGTAGCAAGTTTTTTTGTAACTACCGTTCCCGTTATTTGTTCAACAAAATTAATTGTCATTGAAACAGTGTCGTACATAGAAGCACTTTCTTCGCTAGGGTAGCTTTCTATATACATTTTATTGAATGTACTTACTCGCGTTTGAATGCTTAACATTGTCGTGTTGTTACTTGCATCTTGAATGGCTTTGTAAACATCCTTGTAATCATTAGGATCTAACACCATAGGTATTGAGATTCTAACCTGATTAATTATTTTATTATCAGCAACAACAGTTCCATCTTCAACGGTATGTTGTGCAAATGTATTGCTTGGTCCTATAGAAGCTTTTAATAATTTTGCTGTAGAAAAAAGCTGCTCGCCTGATTCATTTAATATTGCTGTAACGTCCATCAGTAAGCCTCTGCATCATCGAACTGAGCTATTGCCATTGACACTTGATTATTTAAGTTTCCGCTAACGGCATCAGCGACACCAGCGGCATCTGTTGCCTGTGTGTTAACTGTGGTTGCGCCCATGGTTACATTGTTAACTCTGCTTGATGATTGTTGGCTATTTACAATTGAAGCGCTTGTTTGACCGTTTAAAGGATTGTTATCTATTGCGCTAGTAATTCTTATTACCTTATCTAAATTGGCGCTTATTTCATCATCACCAAAACCAAGTAATGACAATGTATTATCAAACAGTTCTGACAACGATCCAAACCCGCTTTTAATTCCTTCTATAACACCGTTGACAATATCACCGAACCATTGATATTTTTTAGCAAGATCACCAATAAATGATTCTTGTCCCCCAATGTAAGCAACAACATCTTCATAAAGCAAAGCAAAGCCAGCGCCAACAGCGGCAATGGCTGCACCAATCAAAATAAAAGGAGATAGTGCAACAAGTGTGGCAGCAGCAGCGGACAATATAGTAGGGAGGTAAACGGCAGATATAACACCAGCAACAGCAATAAAAAAACCTGTAACTAGTGTTTCGTTTTCTTTAATCCAGCCAATTAATGATTCAAAACCATTCATCATTGAAGTTAGTAAAGGTAATATTGTTGTTCCTGCGCTTGTAAATAAGTTTGCAAATGTTTGTTGGCTATCAGCTAAAGCATCATTGAATTCAGCAGCAATAGCGGCGTCTTCTTTGGTTGCAACTCCTAATTCCTTTTGTTTTAAAACAAGTTCCTCAACAGCAACGCGGCCTTGCTGGAGTAATAATATTGTCCCTTGATCTAACCCAAGCTTTTTACCAAACGCCAATGAATCTGTCTTACTTAAATTTTGAAATGAATCAGCCAGTTCAGGGAGTATTTCAAAAGCATTTTTTATTTTTCCACCAGCGCCAACGGCATCAACACCAAGACGAGCAAATATTTCTGAAGCCTCACCACCACCAGTTAAACTAATATCTGTTAATTGATCAGTTAAACTTTCAAGTGTTCCTCGAAATGCCGAAGCATCACCACCAGATCTCTTAACAGCTTCACCCCATGCACCAACATCTTCTATTGCATGACCGGTAACTTGTGAAAACTTCCCTATTTCGTCAGTTGCTAAAGCCTGTGAAGTTATACCAGCAAACAAACCAGTAACAACAACAAGGCCAGCAGCAACAGAAACTAAGTTCTCAGAAAGCCCAAAAAAACTATCTGAACTTTCATCAACAGAGCCACCAAGATCATCAAATGAATCAGCGGTATCATTAGCCGTCCTTTCAGTGTTAGATAAACTTTTATCAACATCATCTATTTCACGCTTTGCTTTTTCGGCATCCGTTTCAAACAGAATGCCGAAAGTGGTTAATAAACTCATTTGTTAGCCTTTTTCTTTTGGTATTCCATTGCTAAATGCTCGTTGATTTTGGGGATCATAATGCACTCATACATATCAAGCGCATCTTCATAATCATAAAGTGTTCTAAGCTCTATTAGCGAGGCTTGCTTTTCGCTGATAATTGCCCCGATAAGCGGTTCAACATTGACATAATTCGATCGGGGAGCGTCTGATTGAATTTGCTCAATGCGCTTGATAGTTTTTCTGGTGAGAAAAAATTTGTGTTGTACTTCACCATTTCAAGCTCAATTTTTACAAGCATCTCCCAGTCATTAACATGAGAATTTAAAATAACTTCGTTGTCTAGTCGTATCCAAGAACCATCAGCCGCTTTAACATCAACAAAACACATTAGCATTTTCATTAATTTTTCGTTTGATTTGTAATCGCCAATTTTAGGCATTGCGGTTGGCATATACTGAGTGAATATTTCACGGCCTTGTGTGGCAGGAACGCGAGAGATTCTGAATTCTTTTTCACCATCATCAATTGATTTGATCGTAACTTCTAATGGTTTTATTTGTGGCATTGCTTG